AAATTAATCATTTAAAATATGATGATATTCATTCATTAGCAAAAGAGCAAAGATTCTTAGATTGTAATCCTGTATGGGCAGATGGAGAATTAGAAAAACATGTTATTACTAGTGTTCCAAAAATACGAGTAATGCAATCTAGTGTTGAGCCAAGAAATATTGTACCATGCGTTCAAAAGATGTATCAACTAGGCCCTGAAGAAGGGAATAGAAATAATACTATGATGCGAATAGCATCTCATTTCTTTAGACATGGTATTCCTAGTAGTGCAGCAAAAGCTGCATTATTAGAATGGAATCAAGGCCAATTAATGGATGACGTAATTCTTCAAAAGGTAGAAGACACATATCGTGGTGGGTATAAATATGGATGTAAAGACCAGCTTATGGCTAAGCATTGTCAACCATATTGTATTTATTACAAAAGAAAAGACTATTTGATAGATGTTAAAAATAGTGAAGAACTGCAATCAGACTTAGCAGAGAGATTAGAAACTGATTTTTCAGGTAGAACTATAGACTTAGCTAAGCTTTTAGGAGTTCCTAACAAAGATGTTACTATATATCCAGGAGAACTAGTAACTATATTTGGTTCAACAGGTGCAAATAAGACAGCACTTGCTCAAAATATTGTATTAGGATATAATGCAGAATTAGATCAAATAGTTAAAGAGGCACAAATACCTACTTTATTCTTATCTTTAGAGCTTTCTGGATTTGTTATGCATAGAAGAAACTTGCAAATAGTTTCAGGTGCTAGTAAAGACGATGTAGTATCTAAATACAACGAGCTCTATAATCACCATAAAGAAGAGTTAAGCCATATTATTATGCAGTCTATAGCCCCTACAATAGGGCAAATACAGGACAAAATTAAACAACTGCAACCTAAGTGTGTAGTTATAGATTATATTGACCTAGTAGATGTTCCTTACAATAAAAAGGGTGAATATGAAAAGTTGAATTATATTAGCCATTCACTTTCAAATATTGCAGTAACTGAAGATATTATTATTATACAAATATCTCAAGTATCAAGAGATTATTCGAGAAATCAAATAATGGATTTGTATGCTGCTAAAGGAAGTGGAGCTATAGAGAATGCATCTAGAAAAGTAATAGGCATAACAGGAGATTCTGAAAATACAGGTAAAAAAGTCACATTATTTAAAAATAGTGATGGTGATTTATTTGATGTAGATTTAGAGTGGACACCTTCTTTTAGATTAATTAAAGCAAAGGAAGAGAGGCGACAAAATGCCAACAACTAAAGAACTTGTTGGGGAATTAATAGATGTAAACCAACAGTTAGAGTACCTTGAACAATCAAATGACCTTGATATGGATGAACATAAAAGACTCGAAGAGACTAGAATGACAATCCACAAGGAAGTTAAAAGTAAAATTCAAAACGTTGATTACTTTATGGTCGAGCTCAATAAGAAAGAACATCTTATCGATGCTGAAGTAGAAGCATTAAAAGATGAGATTGAAAGATTGAAGTCAAGACGAAGAGCATTGGTAAGGACAAAAGACTATTTCAACAAACAACTACTACCAGCAGTTATCTTGGAAGTTGGGAATGAAGACGGAGTCTATGAAACTAGTACCGCAAGGTATAAGCTTTATGAAACATTCGGCCCAGTAGATGTTGATCCTCATGAAATATCAGACGATTTTAAAAAGGTTGAAATAGTTGAGAAATTGGATAAGGTGAAAGCCAGAAAAGCTGCAATATCAGCATTTAATTCTGGAGACGATATGCCACCTGGTCTAAATATCAAGAAAATTAAAAGAGTAAAACGAAGTTAAATTCACTCAACTTAGAATTTGATGTTGTTACCGAACTCTTTTAATTATAAATTATATGGGCTTAGTTGTTCTGTGGATTTCAGTTAAACTCCGAAACGCATAGACAGTGAGTAAAAACACCTGCGCTGAGCCCTTATAATTATGAAGTATGATAAAAAGGAATTTAAAGAGGTCTTAGAACCTCATCACAAAACTTATTGGAAGATTGCTTATACTAAGCTACAGAGAAAAATGCAAAGTCTCAAATCCTCCCTTAAGAAACGTTCAGAAATATCTGATGTAATATTTGATATTACAATGGACGATTTACGTGATATGTTTTATCATAGATACGGCAAGTCTTGCAAATATTGTAGAAGAAAAATGGTTTATAGAAATATGGTATGTGATCATATTGTTCCACTGGCTAAAGGTGGAGATTCTGTAAAAGAAAATCTGCAGCTAATTTGTAAATCTTGTAATACTAGAAAAGGCCCATTAGATGAGAAAGACTTCGAAGAACTTATCCTATGGGTTGAAACATTAAAAGACGAAACTAAGGAATATGTTCTTAGGAAATTAGCAAAAGGAGGAAGATACTAATGAAATTAGACCATGAACAATATGAGATTCTAATGACTGCTTTACAAAATTACAGGGGGGAACTATATATAAATGGTGATAATACTACCGTTTTAAATAAAGTTAATGACCTTTGTCAAGCAATTGAAGATGAGAAAAAAACAATAGATCTTGACCAGAAAAAAATACCTGTGACTGAAGATATGTATAAAGTTAAAGAAACAAAGCCAATAACAATGGAAGAAGCTGTGGATATTAGCCCAAATGTTGGCTCTGAAACTGGAATAGAACGTGATTACGCTAATCAAGGTAAGCCTGGATGCGGGGTTTGCGATGACTAATATAATAAATAAGCAAGGTAGACCCTTAGCAAGTAATAAACAAATGCTAAAAAATAAAGTTACTCATTTAGAGCAAGCTTTAATGGAGGCTGATTTTAGGCTTCAAGATATGTTTCTAAAGAATACTGCTTTACAAGCTAAGATTAATGATTTTAAAGAGAGTGAAGATTTAAAAGATTTAGAAACAAATAATGATTTAATATTAAATCTAATAAAAGAAAGATTAAAGTTAGGTGCTTTAGAATATCATCAAGATGTACCAATCTTGCCAAGCGATGATATAACAAGAGACAATTTTTATGAAGCCGTGCAAGAAGCACTTGACTTATCTGTGTATTTATCTGCTTATATGTTGAGACTGATGGAGGAGAAGGAGCGAAGAGAGGGCGAAACGACGACAGCAGACGAACACAAGAAGGAGGAAGGAAATGACAAAGCTAAGGAAAGCACAGCTTGAATGTGCAAATTGGAATGTTGGCAATTGCCTAGGTTGTTCAATATCTATAGATAAAGAATATTTAAAAAGGAATAACTGGGTACCAGTATTCTTAAATATAAATAGTAAAAAAGCTGGGAAACCTTGTATAGTAGAAGATGGATGTAAATATTTTGATAATTTCGTAGCAAGGTGAACTGCGATACCAACTACCTTAGTTTTAATCTTTCCCTAAGGTAGGCAGTTTATCCCTTCCACAAGGGGGAGAACGTATATGGGTTTAGCTTATTGCCCTGTTCTCCCCTATCTTTTCTTAAATCCTAGCAAATTTAAATGCAAAAAATCTCCCACCAGCTTTTAAAGCTTTACCACCTAAACTAGCTACTTTCTTAGCAGCATTTGTCCATTTTTTTTCTTTTAAAGAAGTTATTAAATTTTCTCTATCTGAAATGTGTTCTGTATAATTATCAGTCATTATAGTAAGATGAGGTAATCTTTGAGTCCAGCCAGAGCCTTTTAATAAATCTAATCTATCTGTATATAAATATGATTTTTTTAATTTATTAGGATAATATTTTTCATATTTAATATCCATTCTTCTTGTTGGATTTCCTATAACTCTATATTTTGGTTTAGTCTTAACTCTTTTATACCTCACACTAGCTTGGAAACCTCCTATAAGAGGTAATGGCTTTCTTGCTGGGCTAATTAAAATATCTCCAACTCCTGTTTTTGTATTATATTTAAAATTTTGAACAAATCTTTGTATTTCTTTATCCGCATCACCTACTTGCCAATGTAAAGAATTGTATTGTTGAGGAAATGGAGTTCCAGCTAATGAGAAAAACTTTTGACGAGCGTGTTTTATAATACTTTCTCTTCTAGCTATTGGGTCAGGATTCTCAAGATCGGCATATTTCATAACATAGTCTGCCATTTTATGCATATGGTCTCTATTAACTGCTTGCCACATACGAGACTGATCACCTCGATGAATAATTTTTGAATGAGACAATCTAGTATCTAAGTCTCCCATTTGTCTTCCATTTCTC